CAAAGGAAGTAGGAGGTGATTTTGATTGCAATAGTAACAAACTCACTTCTTTAGAAGGAGCACCAGAAAATGAAGGAAAAGATTTTGATTGTACGAGGAATAATCTCACTTCTTTAGAAGGAGCCCCAAAGAAAGTAGGAGGAGCTTTTTATTGCGAAGGTAACAAACTCACTTCTTTAGGAGGGGCACCAGAAAAAGTAGGTAAGAGTTTTTGGTGCAATGATAATAAGCTCACTTCTTTAGAGGGAGCACCAGAAAAAATAGGTAAGAATTTTTGGTGTAATGATAATAAATTAACTTCTTTAGAAGGAGCCCCAAAGAAAGTAAGTGGGGACTTTGTTTGTAGCGACAATAAGCTCACTTCTTTAGAAGGGGCACCAGAAAAAGTAGGCAAAGATTTTGATTGTACGAGGAATAATCTCACTTCTTTAGAAGGAGCCCCAAAGAAAGTAGGAGGAGCTTTTTATTGTTTTTCTAATAAATTATCCGAAGAAGAATTAAGGAAGACAGTAGATAGGGATTACTTATAATGTTTGATGGATTATTTGAAAAAATTAGGAATAGAGATTTACTTGAGAGTAAATTGTTGTCTATCAAAGAAACTAAAAGCATGACCTGGGAACAGATTGCTACGGCACTTTATGATATTTTAGATGATATTGATACAGCAGACGATATATGTAAAGAGGATTCTAAAGCTTTCCAGAAAATGGTAATGAAGCTTCAAGCAAAGAAGAATGAGTACTTTCGTTCACCTGATGGATATGGACTTGAACCTGTTGTAAGTATTAAGGAAGACATGACAGCTTTTGCTAAAAAAGAATTAGAACTGGTTGGATTGTTTGATAAAGATAGTGATTATGATGGAATGTTAGGTGAAGCTGTTCTTGAACTTATTCAAAAATTTGCAAGTCAAGGTCATTCAGGTTGTAGTGCAGCAATGACAATGGCCATATTTGATAAACTTGCTAATTATAAACCTTTATCAGAAATTACTGATGATCTTGATGAGTGGAGAGATATATCAGAATTTCAAGGTGGAAAGGCTGGATGGCAAAGTACCAGAAGTCCAAGTTGTTTTTCTGAAGATGGGGGTAAAACATATTGGGATATAGATGAGGATTATTTTTTCCATGAGGATGAGGACGGTACCCGTTGGAGCGGTGGTTTATCAGAAGACGAATGGGATAACCGACCAATGCATCAATCTAAACATACCGAGAAAAAGGAATAATATGAGAGATTATATGGAAACGTTTGATGAGATGGCCGAAATCGAAAAGCAGAGAAGATTCCGGTTACTTGAAGCTACCACGATGGATGCTGTTACATATCTCCCCGCACACATGGGGGTTGTAAGAGCCGCAATGAAGAATTTGTCCAAAAAGAAATGGAAATGGGGCTTAACAATTCTTGAAGATGATGATGGAAATAAAGATGTTAGAATTGAAAATGCTCTTAGGATAATTGTCCCAAAGGAACATTGGGATGTATTTCAAGAAATGTTTATAGGTGAGTTGAATGATGATGCTGAACTTAATTTAAGTGAATTGTTAATCGAAGCTATAGAAGATGAGTTGTTGGAGCTTCGAAAAGGATTAAAGCCTGCTCTTGTTAAAATGATTAATGAGCAGCAATTCACTGCTTTGGATAAGACTGTAAAAGTTTGGGGAAGTACTTTTGGAATAGAGCGGATTATAACAGATAGGAATAAGGTAGCTGTTACAATTGGACATAAAGGGCGGGATATTCAGAAACTATATGGTAATCTTCTTCGAGCTTATGGAGAAGATAAAGGTGGTCTAGAAATGTTGTTGGCTGACATAGCAAGTGACAGGCCATTGGGTGCCTATTCCGTGATTAAGAAATATGATTTTCTTTATGGAGATAGGGTAGTCAGTGTTTTTGGGGATGTTACTTTGATATTTGAGGCGGTAGTGGATACCGCATTTATGACGTCATGTTCAATCTATATCAGCGATGAGGATGTTTTGGATGAAGCAGAAGATCGACTAATTACGATTAAAAGGGTTGGGAATGTGTTATATCCCTTTGCCGAGCAATTTGACGTTGGATTTTTTAATTCACTTCGTAATATTCTGGAAGAAACCATTGAAGATATGGAAATGGAATCTGAGTTAGAGCAAGGATTAGAACCTGAAAAGGAAGAAGAATAATGAATAGGGGAGAAATATTAATGAGTAATACATTGAAGAAAATACGCGAAAGCCGTGATGTAAATTTATATCAAAAATTGCTTAAGACTTTAGGTGCCTATTCAGCGGATATTCCTGCTACTGGCATTGATAGACTGTTCGATGTAGTTTCAAAACAAGGTACAAAAGTGTTGCCTAAGGATAAAAAGGCTTTGGAAATTCTTGACTATGTGCTTTCAAGCGGGGTTACCGCAAGAATTGTACATAAGTTACTAAATTTGAGATTTTCAGATTTGCCCGTTGAGTTTAGACCTATGATGAAGAATGGCCGGAAATTTCAAGTAGCTCATTGGTCAAGAGGTGGAAAAATTAGTGATAGGATAAAAGACTTAGTGAATTGGGATGGTACGGGTATGGCAGGTAGTTGGACGGATACTGCTGGCGGGAAAGTTGAACTCATTCCTATGAAGAAGGAGGAGAAATAATATGTTATTTAACACTGATAAGCCGGATATTTTAGATTTACTAGGAAAGATTCAAGAGGCTACAACCTCCGATGTTGATGAGGAGAGAGGCTTTTTCAAAAAGGGAGATAGGGTTACGTACAATATGCTTGGTGGAGGTCTTACTGACTCTGATCTTGTTAAGATGTTGGGGGCTAACGAGCACGCAGCACGAGTTAATCATGATAATACCCTAGCAGAAATTGTAGAGGCTGCTGGCGAGGAGGCTTCTCGTTATAGTATAGAATTTGAGGATGGTTTTACAATTACTGATGTTGCTGTAAGTGAGTTGAGAACCCCCGAAGAAGGAGGAAGTGAATTAGAGATAGGCGATTGGATTCGTCAAGAAGACGGTTTATTTCGGGGTAAAATTGTAGGTGTCGGAACTATCGGAAAGAAGATTCCTGCATACAAGATTGATATAGGAGGAGGAAAAACCACACTTCTACCTAAAGAACAAGTTCAGTTATGGGCAACGAAAGAGTCTCATACTGTTGAGGTTGAAAAAGATAAAAGTTTAGCTGATCATGCTGAAGAGTGGTGGATTGAACAGGGAAATAAAATTCCATTAAGAAATACTCCTGAATGGGATGAAATGTATATAAAATGGCATACTTATGCTTTTAAGGGCTGGCCTAAAATATCGGATATTCCTGAATCCAAAACTGATGAGGCAGAAGATGCCACTCAAACTATGAAACCTCAGGAAAAACCTGATATCAATGCTGAAGATTACCACATGGAAGATTACAGTGAGGAAGATCTTAATAAGCCTGAGGCTAAAGTTAAAAGTAAGTCTGAAAAATCTGGGGATGCTATTAGAGCAGTTGAGGATGATGAACTTGAGCAGAAAGAGGATAAGGTAGTTGAGCCTAAGAATGAATCTAAGCTTGAAGAAGCTATGAAGGATTGGCAATGTCTCGAATGTGGTTATAGATTCGATAAGGATGTGCCCAGAAGTGGAGAGATGAAGTGTCCAAAGTGTGGCAGCTATGATATTGATGTTGATACCGGGACTAATGAAACTGCTAAAAGAAGTAGAGGAGATTGTGTATTTCAATCTACTCATTCAAAGGTGAAGGATGGTACAGATCATTTTCCAATAAATGATGCAGATCAAGCTCGTAATGCTTTAGCTCGTGCCAATCAGTACAATTCAGCTCCTAAATGGTACGATGGAAGTCTTGATTCTCTTGTAAAAGCAGTAGCCAGCGCGGTGAAAAAGAAGTATACTAGTATCGAGGTTACCAAGGCTGCTAAGAAACCCGGAAAGGATGGAAAGAATGAATCCAAACTTCAAGAAGGCAATTGGTGGGCTCAGTTGTTAAATTCTCTTAGAAAGGATAAGAAATTCCAATCTTTAGTCACCAAACATGGTGTCAGAAGTAAAGAAGTTCTAGATTACTTTTCTAAGAAGTATTGGTCTCATACAGCTTCTGAGGAATCCCGAAAAGTGGCTTTAAAGAATGTATTTAGAGATTTAAAATTAGAAGAGTCCAAATCTCAAGAAGAAGTTACTACTGAAGAACCCGATGTGGGAGTGGAGTTAACCGATAGAGACAAAGTTGTTGCAACTTATAAGAAGTATCGAGAAACTGGCAAATCTCGAGAAGAGGCTGTTCAACGGGCAGCAAAGGATTTTGAAGAGATAGATGCTCTAGAAATTCGTAAGATTTTGGGTATTGCAGGAGTTAGGGAATCCAAATTTTCGTTTATGAAGAAACAGAAACCTCTTTGGCTGTGTAACGAATGTTTCAAAACTTTTAGGGCTGATGAGCATATTTGCACTTTTTGTGAGAGCAAAGATGTAGATAAAATAGGAGAAGGATACGGAGATCTTGTTGGGTCAACTAAGGAAGTATTTAAGGTTACCTGGAAAAATACTGAAACTGGAAAAGAAGAATCAACAAGGGTGATGGCTTTTGATAAGGATGCCGCTAAGAGGGAGGCAGCTAGACCATCTAGGGAGATTACTAAAGTTGAAGGCCCAATTACTTCCGCGGAGAAAGGGAATGAATCCACAGTTCAGGAAAGTGTAGGGGAACTTATTGGAGAAATTCCGGGTTTAAAAACTGTAGATCAGCAAGTTTTGAAATGGGTTATAAATAATGGTATGCTTGAGGATAAGTGGCCTTCTAGAGAAAGCATGATACTCCAATTACCTGAAAAGGATGTTTGGAATGAGGTGATAGATTACAAGGGTATGGAGGATGTTGATATACAAGTTAGATATCTTAAGTATGTTTTGGTACCAAAAGCGTGGGAACTTTATCCATTTAAAAAACATACAAAGAGAGGAGGTGAACGTGTGATACATTATTACGGTCCTGCTTTTAAAAAGAAAAAGAAAAAGAAGCGGGATGATCCCAGATATCGTTGGGGATCTTTGGATCCTGATGATCCTTCACAGGCAGCTGACTGGTGGAAGGGGGATGAGGATGATGGGGATGAGAATGAATCTAAATCAGAAAAGGGAAATGAAGCCCCTTTTGAGCGAGTTTTGGAAGGGGCTGAGCTTCAAGAAGGTGTGGGGGAGCTTGTTGGGGAAACACCGGGTATAGGCATTGAAGATCAAAAAATTCTGAGATGGGCTCTTGAAAATGAGGTTATTTCAAATGAATGGCCTTCAATGGAGATTATGATTGATCAATTAACTGTGGCTCATCATAAAGGAGTAATTAAAGGAGTGGGTATGGAGGATCCTGAAGGATTGGATCTAGGAGAAATTGAAGCTGTTTATCTTAAATATGTTTTGCTGCCAAAGGCAGCTACAGCTTATGGAAAGTTGGTAAGTGAATCTGGGATAGACCAAAAGAAAGTAAGTAAAGAGGATATTGAAACCCTGATTCGAAATGAGCTTAGGCATGATTCTGAGATGCCCAAAGATAAATTGTTTCAAAATGTCCTTGATGGTGTAAGGGATGAAGTTAGGCCCGAAGTTGAGGAATTACTACCAGAGGTATATGCTTATGTAATATCTCATTTTAATGAATCAAGTGTAGTTGAGATGGAGCAAGAAGGGATTCCAAAGGCGGGTCATACATATCATATTAGTCACCCGGGCGGGTGGCATTGGAAAGAGGGTGATTATAAAGTTACTGATGTAGAGTACGATAGAACTCTTCGTGGTGATTTAGGTAAGTACTTTAAAGTTGAGGGGGAGGATAAGTGGTGGCTTGCTGAACTTTATCATTTTGAGGAAATTGATGATTCAAAAGTAGATGAAACTAAGGAAGTTAAATCTTTTCAAACTGTAGAAATTGTACGTAGTCAAATAGATCCTGATGTTTTTAATATTCGGGTAGTTGAATTACCAAGTGGGGCTACTCAGATTATAGATACTAGTGCAAATAAAAAAGTTGTCATACGAAAAGGTAAGGAACTTGCTCGTTCTTTGAATGCTAAATTTCTTGGTATTGTTGATGAGAGGAAAGTTGTGGAGGATTATATAACTAACGTTTATACCATTATTTGGAGAGATAAGCGAGAAGTAAAAGGTGCGAAATATGTTTCTAAGGGGTGGTATGGGGATGATGAAAATGAAGCAAAACGTCGGTTTCAAAATAAATTTAGATCTGCTGAAATTCTAAAGGTTGAATTAGAAAAGTCTGATGTAAACGTTGAAGAATCCAAACTCAAGGAACAGGAAGAGGATATTTTTACAACTGTTGCTAAAGGAATTATAGATAAGGCGGATGCTGAAAAACTTGCAAATGAAAAAGATGGTCAAGTTATCATAGATCCTGATGATAAGAATAAATTTGCTATTATTATAAAGGGTAAATAATGCGAGAGATATATGAGAAATTAGTGCAGGAAGACGCGGCTGCCTCTCAGGATACTTATAGTAGTGATGTAGATTTAGAGCTCTATGTTGATGGGTTAGGCGAAGGTGAGATAACTGTGGACCCAGAAAAGGTATCCCTAACTTACTCTATCGAGTTGGATTGGCGAAGTTGGGGAATTAAGGATATAAATGTAGCTCCAAAGGGTAAAATTGAGTTTGAAGTTGAGATAGTGGATGTTGATGATAATGTAGTGGATACTATTGTTGTCAATATTGATTTTGGTAGTATTGATACGGATTTGGTTTGGGCGGCTGGGCATAGTTATGTTCCCGAGAGTCTCGTGGTTAGAGTAGATAGATCAGGCAGAGTACTTAGTACAGAACTTAATTTCTATTTTCAGAGCCAATAATGCAAGATATAATTGAAAAACTTATGAATGAGGATCAAGAAAATAAATATGATCCTAAGAAAAATCTCCGTAGTAAAATAATAGATATGTTCTACAAAGAGAATTTTGCATTTGTAGGTGAACAGCGGTTAGTTTCAGGAATACAGTTAGAATTTAAGAAAGATGATGATGTTATTAGGGTACTTATATGATGAGAGAATTACTTCAAAAGTCTGTTAAGGAATATGGAAGTTTACAATAAATGGATAAATTATACGAAAATATGCTGATTGCTGATAGAAAGTTATTTTCTAAAAGGCTAGATAAGAAATTCTTAAATAGGAGTGTATTCGAGTCTTCTATTGATTTCCCGAGGGAAGATTTGGATTCTGCTATTTGGGATAAAGAGGATGATACTTACATCTTACGAGCTGAAGTTAAGGAGAAAATATTTGGGATACTCAAAAGGTACCCAGATGTTCCGTTGTTAGAAATTGCTAAAGAAATACGTATAGTTGGATCAATTTGTACAAATCAATTTTTATCTGAATCGGATTTGGATATTCATATTATTCCGGAAAATCTAGGTAATTGGTCTGAAAAAGATATAAAGTTGTTAATGGATTGGTTTAGTGAACATCGAGATGAAATTAGCGGATACGTCGGAACCCACCCAGCAGAAGTTTATATTCAGCTTAATCCAGACCAAGATCTTATGAGCGATGGATGTTATTCTTTATTGTCAGACAAGTGGTTAGTTGGTCCTAAAATTGTTTCAATGTCAACGGATCCATATGATGATTTTTCACGTATTGCTCAGGATATTAGGGATGAGGTTGAGGATGCAGATAGACTCTTTAGCGAGTTAAAACGTGATGTAATAGATTATGAAGTTATTAAACAGGCTATGGAGGAGATGTCAGGAGAGGATAAAGAGCGGTTACTTCAAAAACTACACAGTAAACTTGAGGAACTTGAAGTTGGTATAGAAGCATTATATAAGGAAAGAGGAGAATGGGTTGATACTAGACACACTGCTTCTAAGCCGGAAACTCCTGAACAAGCATTGAAAGATGTGGAATTAGCAAAAAATTGGAAAGATGTGAATGCTACATTTAAATTCATACATCGCTATCAATACTTACAAGTGATCAAGAATTTAGAAGAACTATTATCAGATGAAAAGATTACAGATGAGGAAGTTGATAAGATTAAGAATATTATGGGAGTGGAATAATGCCTACAAATATGATTCCCAGATCAACAATTGATGTCTTACGAGATTATACAGATATAATTATGGGGGCGGTGGGAATAGATTGTACGTTATACATTCCTACAAGTACTTCGTTTAATGCGGCGGAGAAATTGGATGTGTTTGCTAAGCCAGCGGATTACTCCTATGATAGTTATTCGGCAAAAACGTTTATAACTTGGTCACCCTCAGTTTATAAGTTAAAAAAATTGGGATTGTTTGTTGAAGATCAATTGCCCATAATGGTTTGGTTCGGGAATAAAGCTCAAGCCCTTGATGTGCCAGGAATTACTCCGGGTGTTGTTGTAGCTATAGATACTTGTTTGAAAAGTTATTTTAAAATTGAGCCAGAATTCATCCCTGAAAATTATGGGGGAGTAGAAGCATTTGAATTAGTTAATGTTATAAGCAAGGGATTTCAAGATGCAGTCATTCGGAAAATTTACTCCGCGGTGCCCAGAAGAGTTCAAATATAGGAACGTACAATGTTTGATAAACTACTTGAAAATGTATTTAAGTTAGTGCATACAGATGAAACTAAGAAAGATAGTGTGGAAGGGAATAGAAGTGTGTTCCTTGCTAACTCTACCTGGAAGAAGATTAAAGGTAAAGTAAATAAGTTATATAATGAGGGTTCCCCTCCTTGTATTTATGCTGTAAAAATACTTGGTTCAATCCTTAAAGAAAAGGGAGTACCATTTGTTATTGTTAGCGGAGATTATAACGGTGAAGGGCATTGGTGGATAATTGCCGGTTCCGATGATAAGAAAGTTCTTGATTTAGGAAACGGTATTAGAAAAGAAGCTATTGAGACAGGAGAAATTGAGCCTATCATCATTAATTATAAAGAGTCCGAAAAAGAAGGGTACCGACCAGAGGATACTTTATCTTATGAGCAATTTATTAGGTACTATAAAAAGTTGATATAAACGGAAATAGTTGAAAAGAAAGAAATTGGCAGGGGTCTTACTGTTCATCATATAGATTATGACAAACAGAATTGTGGGTCTACTAATTTGGTAACTCTCTGTTGTAGTTGTAATGCGAAAGCAAATTTTAACAGGGAATACTGGACTACTTTCTTCCAAAACGAAGTTGAGAATTTGTTTGAGGGGGCGAAATATGCGCATAAGGGAACTTGAAAATAATTCGAACGAAGATGTTGAACTAAAACACAAGAATGGAACCAGAACAACTTTACCCCCTGGAACGAAATTAAAAAATGTTGATATTGTCAACCTTAGTGAAATTGGTGGGAGGGTAAAGATTAAGTTCGATCTTACTGAAGTTACTGGTGAGAGTTCCGGAAAACAAAGATTGAATGGATGAGTTTAGATGTATCATACGATTAAACTAGATTGTAATTTAAAAAATGAAGCGGAGTATTTTCGACACCAAGCCGCGATGTTGGCTGCTATGAAGTTATACAATAACTATGTTGCAGCTAAAGATAGTTTATTTGGTACTGGTCCCGAGCTATTCGCGGAACAATGGTTGCGAGCGGCTTTTAGTAAATCTGACATACATTTTGAGAATTTAATCTTAATTTACTTCACCAAAATTTTGTTGGGGGTTCAACATGCCAAGTGAAAATGGTTCTTTACTACAATCATATGATAAGGCGATGAAGGTTTTGCTGTATGGGAAATTTGCTAGCATATTAGGGATAGATACTCAATCAAGTTCAGAAGAAACAAATATAAATTTGGGGATATTTAATTTTCCAAAGGCTGTTGCACAAAGAGTTTCCGCAGAAAAAAGAGGGCAGACTTTCTTAGAATTTATAAATTTTTGGAGGACTGGTGCAAGTTTTAGTTGGGAAAGAAATAGATCTGTTTTAGCCAGAAGGGGTATGTGGATAGGCGATGCAGATGTCGAAGGGCGAAATACCATTCATGTAAAAGCAGTTCCAATTAATTTAACATACGATGTATGGTTTTGGAGTGTAGATCGAGATAAGTTATACCAAATTATTGAGGATTATGCTTTTTGGCAACAGAATAATGCTAAAATTACTCTTACGTATACAGATACCGCGGATAATGATTATACGCTAACTCCTGATATTCATTTTGGGGATATAGTTGATGAATCCACTATTAGTGAGCAGTATGGGGAAGGTATAATACATATATTTAGAATGCCTATTCAAATAGATGCATGGGTGTTAAAAGGTCTTTCGTATAAAACAATTAGTAAAATTAAGATAACTTTTTATGATAAAGATGATCTTAGCAGTGTGGCGGATTACTCAGAAGTTATAGTAGAAGATGATGATCAAGATACAGAAATGGAAGTTGCTCTTAGATATTTTAGCAAGGCAATTTATGATGATTACTCAATTGACCTTACTGCTAATTCAATAAGTGTTCGAGGTGATTTTGCAAGTGATTTTGTTGCCGGAGATAGAATAGAAATATGGGGTTCAACAGATAATAACGGGGTATACACCGTTTCTAGTAGTGTAGTATATGCGGATAACAAGACGACGATTGTGTTGGATGAAGCATTAGTTAGCACAACAGCAGATGGAACAATTTATAAAGGTGAATAATATATGTTTTTAGACATGTTTGATTTTGTCAAGGGTTATGAAAATTCTTTACTTTTGTGTGAGGTCTTGTCAAAAACTGAGATAGAACGAATGAGAACTGAAGTAGGTACTCCGGAGATACTTCCTTGTACATTTGACGTATCAATTCCGGGTTGGCTTGAAAGAATTGGATTATGGGGTAAAATAAATATTCGACATAAAAATCCTGAGAAATGGAGGGGTAAGAAAAAAGTAACCCAGGCTCAATTTATAAAAGGATTGATGCCGGATATGATAACCCAATATTTTGGTAAGTGGGAATTTGTTAAAAGGGGACTGACAAAAGTTGAATGCCATCGTACCTATTTTGGAATTGATGGCAAGAGGTATACAGAAAAATTTATCGTTGACATTAAGCTTAAACGGGAGCTTAGATAATGATTGAAAAGAAAAGTATAGATAATTTGAAATTGCCATTTTGTGCTTGTGAATGTGATAGTGAAAAGAATTTTAAACAAATTGAATTTGTAATAAAGGAGAATTAATATGGGTAGTAGCATTTTTCTCTCACCCGGTATATATGTAACCGAGAAAGACATTAGTGAAGTTGCTCCAATGATTGCAACTGCATCAGCCGCACTTGTGGGCTATTCTGCTAAAGGGGATGTAGACAATATTCGGTTAATGACTACCGATCAGCAGTTTATTGAGCAATATGGTGAGCCAGATCCATCTTCAGGACATTTTTTCCATTATGCTGCTTTGGCGTACTTGGCAAGAGGCAATGTATTGTATTGCTTGCGGGTGCATAATGGTGCCCTATACGCCGGTGCTGATATAATGCATTCGACTTCCTCTGAAGATAGTGCGGCATTTACTACTGGGGCTTCTGCAGCTACATTTTCCGCTCCATCTGGACTTGAAACTGATTGTGTATTTCAAATTTTTGGAGAAGATCCGGGTGTATGGAACAATAAGATTGGTATTACTATTACCGATGTTAAGACTGGAGCTGATGCTGTTCCAACTGATCAATATACTTTTGTAATTAATGTATATTATCAAAATGATGATGGTGATTATGAGCATGTTGAAAGTTTTAAGGTGTCTCGTAAGGTAAAGGTGGATGGATTTGGTAAACAGCTATATCTTGAAGATGTGATTAACGGGGTAAGTAAATACATTGTTGTCGCGGATAGTGATCTTACAAATACAGTTTTACCAGAAGGTTTGGCTATTGTTCCTGGAACTGCAAATAGTATTATTCTTGCCAGTGGTTCTGATGGCAGTGAGATTTCCAGTACGGAGCTTGTGGCAGGATGGGATGAATTTTCTAATCCAGATGATGTTGATATTAGAATTCTTATTAATGGTGGTGAAGCAGAAACCACTGTTCAGCTTAAGATGAAAACTGTTGCGGAAGCAAGATTTGATTGTATTGCAGTTCTGGATATGCCCTATGCTTCTACTAGTACAGTTGAAGATATGTTGACTTTTAGGAATACTACTCAGAATTTCAATTCTAGTTATTGTGCTTTGTATACTCCATGGCCTAAAATATACGATGCGCATAATGATCTTCTAATCACAGTTCCTCCATCGGGTCTTGTAGCTGCACAATTTGCATATAATGATTATGTGGGCAATCCATGGAGTGCTCCTGCGGGATTTACTCGAGGTGGATTAGATGTACTCGAAATAGTTAAGTTGGATGGTAAACCTTTTACTCAGGGTGAGAGGGATGTACTTTACCCTGCTCAAATTAATCCTCTTCAAATGTTTAGGGGTGAAGGAAATGTTATTTGGGGACAAAAAACCGAACAGTCTAAAACTTCTGCTTTAAGTCGAGTTAATGTTAGACGGCTTTTGATTGTTATAGAAAAGACTTTAGCAATTAGTTTACGACAGTTTGCTTTTGATACAAATAATGAAATAACTCGATTTAGAGTTGAGTCTTTACTAGACGAGTATTTAGACAATCTATCTGCTCAAGGCGCTTTTCAACTTGAGGGTGGGGATAAAGGATACCATGTTGTTTGTGACGAAACTAATAATCCTCCAGCAGTGATAGATAATTTTGTACTCCATGTAGATGTCTTTATTAAGCCAGTTCGTGCTGCTGAATATATTAGACTACAAATTATTCCAACAAAAACGGGAGCATCATTTAAGGAATTAATAGCTCGTGGAGTAATGTGGTAGGTCGTAGATATTAGAATTTTTATAGAAATAGGATAAAAAAGGAGAAATTTTCATGGCAAAAATGAGTGCAGAAGAGTTTAGGAATAATCTTAATAATCCCGCTAGACTTTATCTATGGGACGTTGTATTTACTAATCCCATTGGGGGTGGAAATGTTGATGCTCTTGAGCTAAGGTGTCAAACTACTAGTATTCATGGGAGGAGTGTTGGTGCAATTCTTGTACCTTTCAAAG